GGAATTTTATATCTATTCCTGAGTTGGAAGCAGATGACTTAGTTTCTGTATATCACGATCCTTTAAAAACAATAATATGCAGTCCAGATAAAGATGTATTATATCAAAATAGAGGTATTCATTATAACTATGGAAAAGCTGAAACAGTTATAGTAGATGATATAGAAGCAAATACATTTTTATGGAAACAAATGCTTATGGGAGATTCTACAGACGGTATTCAAGGTATACCAAAAGTAGGACCAAAAACAGCAGATATATGGTTAAAAGACTTACTCCCAAATGAAATGCCTGAATTTGTTTTAAATAAATACATAGAAAAGTTTGGTATTTTCGCAGGAGTTTCTAACTTTGCTGAAACATTTAAACTTGTATATATGTTAAAATCTAAAGAAGACGCTTTAAAAGAAACAGGTATAGAGTTATCTGATTTAAACCAAGTTTTACATGAAGTTAAACCTATAAATTCTGATGATCTATGGCAATAAAATGCAAACAATTGATATACACCCCTATAAATGCTTTAACAGTAAGATTGTCTGGAGGAACATCTTCTTTGATACCACACACAGTAGATAATAAGATAGTTTCTTTAGAGGGTTCTGAAAAAATAAATATTTTTGTAGGATTTATTACAGAAGTTAATAAATTTAAATATAAAATAAATACTATTACTAAAGTAATAAAAGATGATGTTTTATATTATGATTTATCAACAGCTAAAAGAACCAGAAGTTCTACTTTTATTCTACCTATGTTAGGAGGAGAACGAAGATTATTTTTCTGGAATAAATTATTTATGAATGCATTTGTTGGTATTGAAGATAAAAAAGATTGTATTGTACTTTTATATAAATTTTCTATAGATCCTTTGTTTCTTAAATTTGAAAAAGCCTTACAAAAATTTAAATCTTTTTCTGAAAAAATAGATGTAGATCCATATCATGTATTATTTATATTTAATATTCCTGATGAGCATATAAAAAATTATAATAAATTAAAAAAAGGAAAATATTCAGAATTATCTGAAAATTATAAATTTCAAATATTAGAATTTCATAACCTTGACGTAAAAGATCAAGTTGCACAGGTATTGTGGAAATCAGATAAAAGAAGAAAAGCAATGGAAAAAAAATTAGATGCAGAAATTGATTCTAATTCTGAATTATTAACAGCTATAGATTTTGATACAGAAATTTATGATATAGAAACTTATGAAATTAAAACCCAACTACTATGACAAAAAAAGATAAAAAAGTAAAAATGTCTGTTCCAGAAGGAATAGAATTTGGTACACCATATACTATGAACACTACACTACATAATAAACATTATTGGGATACAGATAGAAACGGCAAAGACACTGTTAAGGGAATGAAATTTTCAGAACGTTTAGATGTACAAGCTAAATATATAACAGATTTATTAAAACAAAAGAACAAAGCATATGGAAATACTGCACTTAATCCTACTAATATATTTAGTAAATTAAATGCTACAGAAGCTATATGTGCTAGAATCGATGATAAACTAGCTAGAATAAATAATAAAGGAATTAATGATTTAACTGAAGATACAATTGATGATTTAATTGGATATTTATTGTTGCTTAAGATGTCGATGTAAAAATAAAGGGGGATTACCCCCCTTTTTACCCTAATCTACATGTTAAACCATTTAATAGCTTCTCCTGGAGTTTTACTATTTGTTATTCCTTTTAATGCAGGGACAGCTTTATATAATTTATTGTCCCATTTAAGTTCACCTTTTTTATTAGCTCCAGATTTTCTTTGATAGTAAATATCTTTATCAGCTACTAATCCCCCTAAATTTCCTGTTCCAAAATAATATATATTTTCTAAAGTAGATAATGCAAATGCAAAAATATTTTCTACAGGTCTAACTGTTGCGGTAGGAGACTTAGTTAATCTCCAGGTTTCTTCAGGATTTAGATAAAACATAAGTTCAGATTGTAATCTTCTATTTTGATATAATAAAAAGTTTAACGCCCATGAATTAGGTTCGTCATCATCAGGATCTGCTAGTGCTACTAATCCAATTCCAAGTAATAAAGTCCCTGCTAAAGCGTATATTTCTGTTGCCACTCTCCTAATATTTTGTTTTTCTAATTCAGACATATTTTTATATTGACTACTTTGTGTTTTCATTGAGTCTCTAAGCATTTTATAAAAAGTAATATAAGTTCCTTGAGTTAAAGCTCCTAATTCATGATCTGCATGCCAAGTTTCATAGTGCCCAAATCTTCTTCTATATCCAGGAGCCATCCAACCTCTAAATAGCATTACTAGTTTACCATACCAATGTCTTTTTAAATGAGCGGAATCAAAGTCATTATAAACACCATTAGTACGTTTATTTATACCATGAAGTCTATTTATAAATTGCATTTTATTAAAGTTAGCAACTCTGTCATCTATTTTTAATCTACCATTAACTTGACTATGAGCATCTAACATTGTCATATCAGAACCGTCAGGATTTTTAAGCTGATTCCCATCTTTATCTTTAGCTTTCATGAACTCTAACATTCCTAGTCCTCTACTGACTTGAACCTCATGTTCTGCTCCGTGTTGTAAAAAGAACAAAGCATCTGATGAAAATAATTTTTTAGCAGCAGATCCTGTTTTATTTTTACCTACATTATCTTTAAAGTTTCCTTGAATCATATCATACTCATCATTTAACTGTCCAACAAATGAAGTTGGTGCCATCTTACCTAAATCTGAAATTGCTCCTCCCTCAGCCCAATATTTTTGTTTTCCTTTTATTGCAGACTTTCTATCTATAAATTGTCCTGCAGCAGCCTCACTCCACCCTATTATATTATCAAGTACATTTTGGTTAAATCCTTGTAAAAGGTTAAATGATAAAGCATTCATAGCTGTATATCCAGCTAATTTACCTGCTACTTTATTAGCTTCAAACTGCTTTCCTAAAAATGTAATTTGCTTTTTAATTGTTTTTTGATCATAATAATTTTGATCTAAAAATGATACTAAATGTTTAAAAGCATTACTTTCCTGCCCTTCTTTAGATCTAGGCATTTCTACTCCAAGGCCTTTTGCTAATTGATTCATAATTTTAACACCATAAGGAGAAGTTAAATCTGTTTTTCTTGATTCAATTATATCTACCATTGTTTGCACTTGTCCTTGTATACTAGCTTTAGCTTCGTAAGTATTAGCCATTGCTGCAAATTGTAGTATACTAGCTGTTAAATCTAAACTTACATCTTTGGCGTCTATAGGATTAGTAAATAATGCAGGAACAATTTTACGCTCTTTCCCTCCAATAGTTTCCCACTCTTGCCCATAAATATGTTTATCTGTTTCAGTTACATCTAAGCCATCTATCCACCATTCTTTTACTGTGGATTTAACTCCTTGCTCTATAGTCCTATCTTTATCGATTTTTCTTATTGAAGGTAACATATACGACATATTATCAAAACTATTTTTACCTAATTGACTTGCTGCAGTTCCTAACCTATCTTGACTTTCTTTATATATTTTCTTTATACCATTATAAAACTTTTTCTTTCTAGGATCATTCATAATAGCAGCATACTTTGGATTACTATAATCTACTCTTTTTCTATTTCCTGACATTTTTTCTCCTTGAGATGGCTTTATTAAGGATCCTTTAGGAGTTAAACTATCTGGATATCTAGGATTAACATAATAATTAGTTTTTCTCCAATTTTCTAAATTACTTAATTCTATTTCTAAAGAGTTTAGTTCATCTAGTTCTAAGTCTGTAATTGTTTCAGCATCAACTTTCTTTTTTAAAGGGGATATTTTTTTATATACAGCTGCAATTTTACTCTCATGTTTACTCATAATAGCTTGAGCTTCAGGTATAGGCACAGTATTTTTTTGTCTCCATGCTCCCATAGCTTGTCCAAAAGCTTTTCTTGTTAAGTTATATAATTCTTTTCTTGTCTGAGCTTTATATACAACTTTACCGTCTTTCCCTGTGTAACTATCAATACTATTTAAATATTGTTCAAATAATTCTTCACTTTCAAAATCCTTTCTCTCTCTAAAATATGTTTCATTTTTTGCTTTTTCTACGGCTTCTTGTTTACTTTTTTGGTACCTATTCATATCTATTTCTTGAATAAGAGCTGCTCTTTCTATTTGTCTATATGTCCCATTTTCATCTCTTACCCATGAAGGAACAACCTCTGTCATCTCGCTATATAACTTTTGAACATTATTTACTCCGCTTACACCTGTAGTAAAGTCATTATATAATTCTTGCATTTCATATGTATAGTCTCTACTTATTTCATCTCCTTTGTATAATGCATCTTTAACCGCTAATGCAAATAATTGTATAGCATTATCATTAGAGTATACTAAAGGGTCTACCCAGTAAGAAAGAGAAGTTGTATCTTTATGTGCTCTAGTTAATATTTCTACTAACTTATCTTTATGCAATTTTGATTTTTCTAACTGAGTAATAACTAAATTTACTAAATCTTGGTTATATTCATCTTCAGTTATTCTATCTTCTTTTAAAGCTTTTTTTAAAGCTATATATTCAAGATCTTTAGTATCTAAATGTCTATTTGCAGCTAACACCTGCGCATCAAGATCTTCTTGATCTTCAATATTTTTAATTAAACTATCTATATCATCATTTACTTCTTGTGATATATATGGAGTTAAAAAGTCTGCTTGTGCAGGTATTATAATTCTTATATATTGCTGTTCTAAAGACTTTCTTTGCTTAACTACAGCACCTAGTTTATCATAAGTAGAATTAAAAGCAGTTGTACGTTTAACCATTGTTGCTGCTTCGTCATAAAAAAGAGTTTCTAGTCCTCCTAATATATCAAATCCTCTAATATATTGATTTAACTCAGAAACATCCGCCATATCTTTAGAGCTTAACTTTTCTCCAGCTTTTAATTTTTTTTCTAGTAAATTATATTTATTTGCAATGTTACTAGTTATTTTAGCAGATATATCTACAAAAGCTGTAAAGTCTTCTAAAGACTTTATATTTTCTAAAGTTTCTTCTAACGATTCAGCCCTAGCTCTACTTGCAGAATCATCACGATCTTCCGCTATTTTTTTTAATTGTCTAGCATATACTCTAACTTCATCAATTTTCTTTTGTAATCTACTTTCATCTTTAGACTCTTGTGTAAAGCCACTTATATTTCCTACAAAATGTTCTGAATTCATTTCTCCAGCAAACATTTGTTCAGCTAATTTTGCTGCAGCATTTTGTTGTATGCCTAATAATTTTCCAATAGCTCTAAATATTTTATTAAAAATAATTTGTAGTTTAGAAGGATTTTTATTCTCTATCTTAGCTCCTTCTACACCTATAGCAGTTGCTAATATTTCTTTTTTTAATTTATCACCTTTTAAGTTAGGATAGTTTTCAAGAACTTTTGACTCAATAAAAGACCCTTTAAGTTGTTTAAGTGCTTCTTTAACTAAAGGATTATTCATACCAAGAAGATCTACATAAGCATGTCCAAACTCATGATAAATGTCGTCTTCTTGAAAATAGCTATTATTTACTCTTATATCTGCAGATCTAGGGCCTGTACCGGTTATATCTGCTGACACATTAGGAGCTAAGTCATTAGTATACTCTACTCTGACAGTTACACCTACATTTTTAAAATTTCTTTTTAATTTTTCTGCTTTTTTCTGTGATTCACTTTTAGTTTCCTCTTTTGCAAATCTATTTTTATTTTCTGAGGTATTTTCTCTTCTAACATTTTCTGAAAGAGATTGATCCGCAATTTTCATATCTCTCTGCTCTCTCGCTTCAGCAGCGGAAGCTTCTTCAGTATATATTTCCTGTATATCTTCAGGAAAAGTCATATTTTTTATACTATTAAGAACAGAATTATTTATTTTAAATGTATATTTTTCATTTAATCCTTTTCCAAATCTATTTGTAGTTTGTCCTTTATACTCATATTCAATAAGATTGGGATATCTTCTATTTATTCTTCTAGCATGATTTAAAGCTATACTAGAGTCCTCACCTTGATAAAGAAACATTTTACCATTATATTGTTGAATTACATCATATTCTTTAAGGATATCTTGTATCATACCTAAATTAGGATTTCTTTCTTCTAAAGCTCCATATAAATCTGTTAAGAATTGGCTTGGTCTCCCGTGTAAGTAAAATCTACATCTTTTCATAATATTATCTTATATTTATACATCTTTTAACAGCATCTTGTTCATCTTGAATAAATTCAGATTCTTCTTTTTCGTGTATTATAGGTAATCCAGGTTTAGTTTTGCTTTTACCTGCATTATTTATTTGAAGTACAGATTTATTTAATGGAGATCCTTCTATATCAGTTATATTAAATTCTTGCAATGCAAAAGGAACTCCTCTAGTAGTAGATTCTGAATAAGTTACATTAGCTGGTGTTTCAGATATTTTAACAAATAATTTAGAACCTGTTTTAGAAGACACAGTAAAATAATCTATATTTTTTAGCAATTCTGGAGAATAAATTCTTTTATCTTTAGATTTAATAGTAAATGATTTTGCTCCAATTTTAGATTTACTAACTTTAATTGTAGGAACTATCTCAGTATAATAAAAATTACGTATAAATTCATGTGCAAAATCTTCACCAAAATATTCTATATTGTCTAGTAAGTCATACTGTTCATAGAAATAATTAGAAGACCTTTTTAATGCTTCTACAGGTATTGTGTCTATAAAACTGTCATGTCCAGGAGTAAACCCATTAGATAGCACTGATACTCCTATAAAATCTAAAGCTAACTGTCTTATCTCAAGCTCAGGATCTGTCATTAAGTTTCCAAATGCTCTTGTAAAAGAATCTTTTTCAGTTTTAGTAAATGAATATATATTTTGAAATTTAATTCTCGTTAATAATGATCCTTCTTTTATATTATTTGGGTGTTCTATTATATTTTTTATAAACGAATTATCTTCTAGTCTAGGAAATTCTAATTTTAATCTTTGTAACTTAGATAATATATTAGTTTTAGGTCTTCTAAATAACTCATTTATTTTTTCATCTGTAAACATAGACTTTAAAGGACTATTTTCCCTAGACATAACATATAATAACATAGCATCTTCTATTTGTCTGTGGTCTTTATCAGTTAAATTGTCTTTATTTAGCAGTCTTTGTATATCAGATTTACTTTTAATTACTGCTCTTTTATTATGTATAAAAAATTCACCTCCAAAATCTAACATTTTATCAATTGCATTTTTATAGGCTTTTTGTAATGGATATGATCTACCTTCTAATATACTACTAACTCCTTTTACAATATTATTTTGTGCCAAAACGTTTCTTCTATTTTTAAATGATAATAGACCACCAAAAGTAGCTTGATCAGCACCTTTATCTTGACTAATTACTGTATATGCAGCTGCTAATTCTCTACCTGTTTTATGGAAAGATAAAAAATTATTAAGATATCCAAGTTGATCTTCATGATTTATATTTTCTTCTGATATATTACTTAGTTTTTCAGTAAACATATCTGAAAATCCAAAATCTGTAAGTTCTGAAAATGGCATATCTAAATGCTGTCCAACAGTATATTGTGATTTATATTGATCCCAAGTTTTACTTACAGCTTCATATAGCATATTAGGTGTATATTCCCCGTCTTGATATACTTGAGTTAACATCCTAATAATAGGTTGATTTAAATAATCATGTGTAGTAAATTCATTAATACCTACAGAATCAAATAAAGTATTTACAGGAGCTGTTAAAAGATTATCATTTCTAAAAAACATATCAGGAGCTTTTGCATTATCTACTGCAGAACTTAGTCGTTTAGATATAATATATTCTATAAATTCACTTTCTCTGTTTTCTATAGACTCAGATTTATCATCTACTATTCTTTGTAGATTATTATACTCAACCCCATCAATAATAGGCGATAGTCCTGCATTTAAATACATTTCTGAATAAGATGCAACATTATTACCTGTTAAGCTATTTGCATAAATACTAATTCCAGTTTTACCATCTTTATTCATTCTTTCTAACAATACTTCTGAAAAAGAATCATTATGGTCAAGTTCTTGAGTTAAACCTAAAGTTTCTTTTATATTTTCTGCTATATTTTTAAGGTCTGGAGAATCTAATGGTTGTACAACTTCTTTAAAGTGTTTTTTAGATCTTAAAATAGCTTCTGATAAATCTATAATTACATTTTCTAATTCTTCTCTACCTAACTTTTCTAAAGCAATATAGTTTATATTTCCATTTATAAATAAATCATTATAATTTACTTGTATTTTTTCTGGTCTTCCAGTTAGTTCATTTTTCCTTGTATTAGGCTGCATTAAATATAATGTATCAATATCAAAATCAGATCCCATTTGAGTTGTAATACCTGCTGGAACTACAATTGCTTGATCATAATTTCTAGGTAATACATATTTTATAATCATAGGTAACATTAAATTTTTACCTGCATTAGGTATACGATATCCTATAAAAGTTCTTAAGCTCTCAGGAATTTGATTTAAATCATCTCCTGGTTTTAATCCGTATTGAGCAGCAATATCTGCACGTATAGCTACTTCTGCGTGTTTTATAGATCCATTTTCATTTCTAAGAAATTTTAATTCTGTCCAGTTACTTGGAAGATTAGTTGCTTTATTCCAAGTTACATGTCCTCCTAATTCTCCTATTTGTTTTGCACTTCCTCCATTAATTCTTTGCTTAACTATATCATTTTTAAGCATCCCCATTACTAGACTTTCAGTTTTACGTTTTAAGAAAGGAAAGGATAGTGGAGTTTTAAATCTATAATTACCTTTTTCTGTTTTTTCTAATTCTAAGGCATTTAAATAATTATTAGATAAATCTTTATCTTTTATTTCTTCTTGTATTTTATTTCTTACCTTTTTAAGTAATTGTAATTGAGCATCAATTCTTTCTTCATGGCTTGCAGCATTCAATAGTTGTTTATATCCTACGTCAGTAATAAATTTATCATAACTTTTATCAATCATAGTTACTATAGTATTTTGATATAAATCAAAAACTTGCTGTGCGTTTAAAGCTATATTATTTCCACGACCCTCATTTACACCATAATCTAAATTTGGAGAAGATAAATCCATATTAGCTATTATATTTATCATAAATTGTCTACTAAATAATCCAGAATCCTTACTTTTTTCTGGTACTATTTGGGGAATTCTAAGACCACTTCCTGGTAAAGTTGTTAAAGACATATTTGTTAATTTTTCTAACACTTCTTCTGCATTATTTAAATCTTCTACACCAGTATAAGCTAGTTTTTTAGTACTAACAGTATTTAATACATGCATTTCAGGTAAATTATAAAAATTACTTTCACCCTCCATTCGTTGTCTTATCATTTCAGTAGTAGGATTAGTTTTAGTAAATTCTTCTAATAATACCATATATGAATTTTTAGTATTACTAGGAATCATAATACCATTTTTAAGAACCATAGCATCAAAATATGTTTTAATAGGAGCTACTCTCCTACGTCTACCACTATTATCTCTGTAAACTTTATTTCCCGGTCTTCCTTTTTTATAATTTTGAAACGCTTCTTCATCTTCAGGCAACCATTCTCCTTTTCCTTGTTGAAATGCTCTATGAAAATCTATAGATACAACTCCAAAAGCGTCTGATTTATTAGATTGTCCTCCTTTATATAAGTTACCTATACTTTCAGCTGCAGGATCTCCTTGTTGCTGTAATGTAGCTGTAATAGACTCTCCAATTGCATCATACACTAAACTACTAGTAAAGAAGTCTTCCATCAATCCTTCATTAAAAGTTTTGTAAAATCCTACTCCTGGATCTTTTAAATCTCCTTTTAATAACATCTTATATCCAGGCGTTTCCATATTACCAAACCTTTTAGAAAAATCTGTATAGCTTTTGTTAAATGCAACACCCCCTCTAGTAAATTTTTGAAGTTCTATCTTATGTATCATATTATTTAACTCAAACTGTATAAATAACTCTCTTACATTTGAATAAGGATTACTCATAGATTTATTAATTTTAGACATTAATCCTTTATTAACATAATATTGCATATTTTTTGTAGCAGCATCGTTCATAGCTTTAACAACCTTTTCTACTTCTGTGTTTAAAGTGTCGTCTATAGCTTTTCTATTAAGAGTCATTATATTTCCAGCAAGATAGTCTCCCCAATTCACATCGCTTAAGTATCTTTCTACTTTTGTCCCAAATAATTCTGAATTTTCAGCTGCGGTAAACTGAGTTAATTGAAAAGCTGTACCTAAACCGTCTCCAGGAGTTTCTAAATAATGAAATCCGGGTATTAATTGATTTACTGGCAATCCTCCGTCTTCTACTAATTCTGTGTCTCGTTCAGCTTGTTGATACCTCATTAAATCTTGAATTATAATACCTTTTATTATGTCTTTTTTAGACAAATTTAATTTCTTTGTTATAGTATCTATAGAAGGAACTGTATATGCTTTTAGTTTAGATCTATCAGAAAGATTAGGAACAAATAATTTAACATACCCCTTTTTACCTGACCTATCCATAAAAGCTGTGAGTCTAAAATACGCAGACTGCAATTCATTCATTTCTCCAAAGTCAAATCCATGCCCACTAATTTTTCTATACCCATCAACTATATCTGTTCTTAAATTTGCCCTAGCTTCAGTAGAAAATTTACCTTCAAATCCTCCATATATTGATAACCATAATGATCTAGCAGCTTTATTAGAATCTAGGGGGTTATAAAAACCATCATTTAAATAAGGTGTAAAAAAATCTGAATTATTACCTTTAAGATTTAAAATAAGATCATCCATAACTGTAGGCATACTTATAGGAAATATAGAATTATTTTTAATATTTATAAAAGATGTAAATATATCTACATCATTTTTCATAGTTATATTAGAAAATCTTGATAATATTCCTGTATACTTAGTATATATATTTTCACCTTTATTAAGACCTTTCATAAGTCTATTTAATTCACTAGATGTGCCGTTATCTAACATTGCTTTATATAAAGCTACTCCTTTTAACAATTGCCCAGTTTGAGAAAAGTCTGCAGATCCTTCATTAAAATAAGTAGTTAATAAATTTCTAGATTCTTGTGGAGAAGTAGAAAGATCTATTCCAAGCATATATAAAAAATTAATTAAATCTTCAATTCTTTTTTCAGGAACAGGTAATGTTGGATTAGCATCATATATTTTATTAATAGAATTAAAAACTGAATTTAATTTTTTTACTCTATTTTTATTGGGAGTATATATTAGATTATTTTCAACTTGTCTTATTTTATATAAGTGTCTTTCATTTGGAAAACCTGCATGCTCTGTTGCATTAGTTCTCCATCTGTCTAATAATCTAGTTTGAATAGAATTACGATCAGAATTTATAAACTGCAAACCTTCTGCTGTTTCTTTACCTAAAAAGAAATTATTTTTACTTTGCATAAATGTGAAAGTAAATGCTGCACGTAAATTATCATCTGTATTTTCTTTTAATCTTTTATACACCTCAGCTATGTGGGGTTTTACTTTACTAGCTTTTTCTAGTTTATTTAGTATTATAGGAAAAGACGTAGAATCTGCAAGAATATTTTGTAAATCTTTATAAAGATTATCAAATTCCATAAAAGTTTCATACCCTAAATAAGAAGCTTCTTGTGTAGGAATAGACGATAAGAAATCTTTAACAATAGATCCTGTTTTTTTCAACATGTCTTCTTCTACTCTAGATCTAGAATAAATTCTTTCGTATGCTGAACCCTCTTCTGTTTCTTCTAAAATAACTTCTCCTAATTTTAACTTTAATCCAATATTATCTATACTATCTCTCATCAAACTCTCAAATCCAATACGTCTTAGATTTTCAGTTTCAGAGTTATCAACTAAGTCATTCCAATTTTCATAAATATTTATTAAATATGCATGATTATTTTGTGCAGGATACGCTTGAGTTTTTAGTTCTCCTTCTATAGGTTGTGGTGATGATTTAACAATTCCATTATCTTTTAATAATCCGTCAAATCTTGACTCCATCCATTGTTTTAATACTTCTAAATCTTTAGGTCCTTCTATAGGTAACCCTTCTTTAGTAGAAAAAGCTTCTCTTAGTACAGAATTTTTTATTTTATTATTTAAACTCTTATAAGGGACTTTTTTACCTTTATCTTTATAGCTTTTTATAGTGTTTCTATACCTAGCTGATAAATAATCTAATACTTCTCTTATATTTTTATCGGTATATCCTTCTATAGAATTAACGGTATCTCCTGAAAATCTTTGAATATTTCTTCTAAATGTTACAGGAACTACATTAGACTCAAGCATTTCATATGCCTGTCTAATACTCATATTATCAGTAAACATAGATTTAATAAAATTCCATATATCTCTAAAGAATTTACCTATTTTACCTCCTGGAGAAGAGTTTCCATCAGTAAGCATATGCTCTCTAAAGTCTTCAGCCATTTTCTCTTCTAAAACTAATTCTTCAGCTTCTTTTATAGACAGTCTTTCTAGTCCCAGTTTTTCTCTAGTATCATTTAATTCTTTTATTTCTCTATCTGTAGGTATTCCCCATTTTTTTCTAGCTTCATTATATAAATATTCTCTTTGCTTATCATTAAGCCACATTCTAAACATACCGTGAAAAGCTTCATGAAATTCTGTTCCTGTTCTAGCATTTTGATATAAATAAAAAGCCATATTTTCAAAATATCCATGTCTTGTTATATTACCTATTTTATTAACTCCTTGTAGTATTGTAGTAGATCCTTTTCCAAATCTTTCTTCTAGCCATATCTTTGCTCTTTCAGTATCTAATGGAAGTGATTTTTTATTACCTACAGTAACACTAAAAGCTGTTAAGTCTTCTAAATCTGAAGGTTTAATTTTTGGACCTTTATTTATATTAGGCCCTGCAGATACTACTTTTGGGGTTCCTCTTAAATTAGGAGCTATTGCAGGATTTAATCCTCCTTCAGGCATAAAAGAAGGATCAGTTAATATAGATTTACCGTCAATTAGTACATCATTAAAATTTAAACGTGTATTATAATAAACAGAACCGTTTATATTTTTTATATCTGTATTTAAAATAGCTCCATTATTTTTAATAGGTATATTATACACATACGGATCTCCATGTGCTTCTTCGCTAAAAAGATACTCTTGATATGTATTATATCCTGAAGGTTTGGTAAACCCAGGTATAGAAAATTGTTCTTGACTTGATAATAAATCTATATTTATTTGATGTTTTTTCTTTTTAAGAACTTCTAAAAATTCATTTATTACTTCATTTACATTATCAGAAGGTGATACTTTTATAGTTTTTGCTGTTTGCCATTTAAAATTTGGAACTGCTCCTTCAAAAGAAGTCTGAACGAACTTTCCAATGTTAAAAGTAAAACCTTCTTTATTAAGACCTTTATTAAACTCTTCAGAAGTTATTCTTACAGCTTTATCGTGTTTAGGACTATAAAAATTTATAAATGTAAGATCTTTATCCTCTTCTGGTTTAAAAACATCAGTTATAGTTGGGACAGTTTCAATAGATAAAAATTTAGGGTCTTTATGCGCAAATTCTCGAAAAGTACTATTACCTACAATGTGATGAATATTTTCACTTCTATTATTTTTTAACTCATTTAAAACATATTCATAAGCTTTGTTAGATAAACTTCTTGTACTTAATTTAATATAAGAATATTTACCTTCTGGAGTAAGACTTAGAGAAAATATTTGTCCTCTATGATCAAGTTGAGGTAATCTTTTAGGTTCTCCTAAATCTCCAATAATAGCTTCTTGTATTTTAGGATCTAAATAACTTAAGTCTCCAGGAGTCCATTTAAGTGGTGCAGCTTCATTACCAACTCCTGTAGCAACAAGTAATATAGGTCTAGACTCTTCAGGACTAGCTGTAATAAAATTACCATCAATATCTCTAAAAGTGTGCATCTTTAATTGCTCTTCTACACTAAAAAATACCGGCATACCCCCAATTCTAATATTATTAAAATTAGGCATTTTAGATTCTACTTGTAATTCAACCTTTTTTCCTTCTTGTAAAGCTTCGTATATTGCTTTTCTAGCATGTGTATCTATATTAGTTTCTTTGTAAGCTTCAAGTAAATCTACCCTAGTACCATCTTTATCTACAAGATATAAAGGAGCTTCCATCCAAGCTTCTTCTACTTTGTCTTTATTATTAGCCCAATAATCATTCTCTATAAATTGAACTTCTACAAAATCTCCAGGTAATACTTTGGGGGTATTTAAACTATTTGAATCTAGTTCATCTAAAACATTATTTATAGTATTAGGATTGTTTTTAATCGGTATAATCTCATCTCCTTGAATTGCTACAGCTCTTCTAACTTTACCTTCAACAATAGCAATTTTATTTTCATACTGAGCATTAGAAATATTAATAGTACTAGTATCTACTTCTTTATTTGCTTGCATGCGTTCCTCTATAGCAGCCTTAAGTTTAGCAATTTTATTTAACCTTGCTTCAAAACTTTCTATTTTATTTACATTACATCCCATTTAATTAGTTTTTACAGTCTTCATCTTCTTTCCTTACTCTTTTTTTCAATTCTTCTTCTTCTGCTAAAAGTTCTTGGTAATAACCTTCCATATCTCCAATAGGTATTTGAGAAATCTCAGACAATTCAGACGATACATCTTTATACATTTCAGTTTCTAATTCACTTTTTAATCTATCTTCTTCTATTGTATTTAAATCTGTTTTTACAAGCACATCTTCTGTAGAAGTGTCTTCTTCTTCGACTGTTTCTGTATTTCTAGTAGGAGTAGCAGTTTCTTTCATATCTAATTTTTCAATCTGTTGTCTTGCGTTATTATCAAAACTACTACTACTTCTAGTGGCCTGTATTTCAGCGTTCAAATTTAGTAAATTTTCTTTAACTTCCTCTAAAGTTCGAGAAGTATTTTTATCAAATACCATTCCAATACTAACTCCTCCCATTCTACCTGAACTATCTGTAACTGTTCTATCTGTTAATATAAATATTTTATTGTTTTCTGTTTCCATTTCTGAGAATGTTACTGATCCAGGAGCTTTGTTTCTTCCATCTCCTAACTCTATTCCTGGTATAGATAACTCCTTATATACTGACCACCCTTTTCCTGGTATACCCCAATTACCTTCTAAGTGAATTTCGTATTCAGCTTTATCTATAGGAGCAACTTCAGTTTCAGTAGAAATTATTGCTTCTTCACTTGCTAAATCAGCAAGATTAAAAGGATTTTGAAATTGATTATCAAACTCACTAAGAGCTTTTTTAGTTTCTTTTATTGCAGTTAATTTCTTTTTCCCTGTTCCTGGTATATCTTCAGCTTTATTAGCAGCTTCAACTAAAGCAGGTCTTTCAGTTCCTTCTTTAAATCCTCGTCTTACTACTATCTTTGCTGTTTTACTTACTTTTCCATCTTTCATAATACCTGGACTATTTACCCTTTCTATTATCGTAACTCCTTCTGGTAAAGTATCATCTGGTATCCATCTATTTACTATTACCCTCATACCATCAACATATTTATTCCCAGGTTGTGTCTCCATTTGTAGTTCAAATCCTTCTTTTTTAAGAGCTTCTATTTCACTGTTAAAAAAATCTATCTCTTCTTGAGTAGCTTCAGCGCCTTGATATACATTATTAATAAAATCCTGTATTAAACCTAATTTTTCTTGAGGCTGTTTTGCATCTTCATATTTCTTTTTTATTCTATCAATTTGTTTTCTTCCCTTCCCTGTCTTTTCAACTTCAACTTCTTCTTCAACTTCTTCTGTCGTTTCAGTACGTTTTTTATCTTCTTCTGCTTTTACTACAGTTTCTGCTTCTAATTTTACACCTTTAATAGTTTCTAATACTTTAATTTTAAAATTTAAATCTTTAACTTTTCTAGGTTCATCTTTAGTTTCTGCTACTTGTTGTCTAAATCTCTCTAATTGTCGATCAATTTCTTCTATAGACATTTCAGGATTTCCATACTTATTCAGTAGTGCTAACTCTTCTTTCTTCATTCTTTTAGCTTCCTCTTCTATTTCAGCTTTTTTTGCTTTACTAGCATTAGGAGGAATATTATCCATTGCAGCATTAGGATCAGACTCATTATCTAAAACCTCATCAGCTCTTCTATTATTAGCATCTTTTATACTTTGTTCTCCCTCTATTAAAGCGGCTCTTATATAGTTATCTCTACCTTCATTAGTTTGAAGTCTATTCCAATTTTCCATTGTATCTTGTAAATTTCTATGTAACATATAATACTCTTGAAGCTGTTGAGACATTGCATCTTTATCTAAAGGATGAGTTAAATTTACATTTTTAACAGATTCTGCTACCCCCCGAGTAAAACTAGAATAAGCTTGATTATGCATAGCTAAAAGATCATCTTTAGGAATTTGACTTTCATTTGTTATAGGGTTACTATTTTCATCTACTTGGTTAGTTGCTTCAGCATTTCTAATATATTGTTCTACTAAAAGATCATATTGTTCAGTAGCTAAATCTGCCTGTTCTTCTAGAGTACTTAGAGTTACACCTGGGAATAACCCATCTATTTCTTTTGCTTTCTCTTTTTTAAAATTGTCTATTTGATCTAAGAATACAGCACTATGTAACATCTGTGCTTTAAGAATTCCTGTTTCTTTATTTCTTAATTCCTCTTCTTCTCTACCCTTTTTACCTAAAAGTACTGCAGGTAAACCTCTTGTTTCTTCTTCTGCAAACATTAAATCTAATGCATTCTTTCTTTTAACTATGTTTTTAGTTTCTTCTAACATGTTATCAATAATTTCATTTTTATTGATTTCAATATCTTCAGCTATACCAAACAATTGTTTAAATTCTGTATCTGATAAAGATTTAAAATCCTCTAACCTCTCTGTAAAGAACTCTAAAGATCCTGCATTATCTAGTGTTGAAATTTCACTTATAAAAGCTTGAGTCATAGCTTGATCTGCTAGTTTATCTTTTCCTTCTGCTCTATATTTATCAGCTTTTTCTAAAAAATGTGAAGTACGTGCATTATCTTGTGTTCTTTCCATGATGTTCATAAAAGCATCATCATTAACAATCTCTTGCACTCTTGCTGCTAATTTATTTCTTTGTTTAGTCTGTTTAATTCCAGATACTCCTCCTGACACACCCCCAACTATAGCTCCTATCATCATAGATTCTAAACCGTCAGTTTCACCAAAGGTTCTAGACACACCTTCATTAAGAGCCTGCATCATAGTTATACCACCTTTATTATCAAATCTAGAAGTATAGTATTCTGTAGAAGCTATATTAATAGCATACTGACCTCCTTCTTGAAGACTTTCTATTAACATACCTCTCCTTAAAGGTTTTGTCCATTTCCTAACTCTTCCAAGTACAGAAGCAGATCCTTTATCTACTACAGTTTTAGCTCCAGTTTTTGTTAATCCTCCACCTGTAACTCCACTCTTTAAGCTTTGTTTTGTTACATTTCCAGCTAAAAATTTATTAAACATTGCTATATTAGATAAAGACAATACGGTCATATTACCTATAAATGAAGCATTTCCTGCAGATTGAGATAATGATTCAATTTCTGTCATTACAGATGCAGGTATTCCGTCAGGATACTTTTCTTTAGCTTCTTCTAATAAACTTTGTTTTATATGTTTTTGAGTTTCTCTAGCTTCAACAGAAGATTCTGCTAAAGACATCATTGCTCCAGCTTCTAATGTTAAAAGACCGTTTTTAAGATATGTTCCTCCTTTTGTTTTATTATACATTGCTAACAATCTTTCTCCCCTTTTTGTACCTTGAGCTGTTTTATATAATTTATATATCTTGTTAGCCTTAGATATTGTAGCAGCTTTACTCCCAAGATTTAAAGCTTTACCACTTAAACCTATGAGACCATATCCTCCTGTTGCATACATAGTAGCTAATGATCCTATTGTATATCCAAAACCATTAGCAACTTTATCAGCCCAAAAATTAGCAGTCCCCATTCTACCATAAAGTCCCATATTTTGTTCTTTCTCAGTATAATAATTAGGCATTTCTTTTCTAGCCCAATCATTCCATCCATCTACCATTTTACCTACTTCATTATTATGATATTGTCCTCCTTGCAGTAACTCACCTACACCTGCTATTATACCTAAAGTATTTTCTACAATAGCTCCTCCAGTAGTTATAGCAGCTTTCTTTAAACCATGATTCCATTTTTCACCTGTAGATTGTCCACTTGCTCTTTGCTCTTGCCAAGAAGGCCCATAATTACTAAATGTAACTCCATATTTACTAAACTTTGAAATATCTTCATATTCTCCAAGTTCTGGATTCCAAGTTTTATATGACAAATCTCTATGGTTGTGTATAGCAGAAGATGAAGTTATTCTGTCGCTTCCTGGACCATATATAAGGGGAGTATTAGGATCTACCCATTTAGGATCATTAAGTGGATTTCCATCAGGCTTTTTTGAAACAGGTAAATTTATTGTAGGGTCTACTTGTATTGGCATATGTGATCTATTTTAATTATCTATTTGCATTGTTAATTTTGGTTTGTACTAAAATTGACAATCCTTTTTCTTTACTATGAGATTCTCCATTAATAATAATTTTATCTTTTCCTCCACCACTTCTATCATATTTAAATGTTACATTTGAATATTGACTTGGAGACCACTCATCTAGCCTATTCAGAACACCTGTATTCCATTGTGTATTAACTTCCATTTCTGGACTATTAACATACTCACTTAAAGCAGGTAAATCAAAATAATGAGCAGGTATTAAATAACTAAATACTTTACCTTTATGTGGATTATAAGTAGGATCTGTTGGTTTACTAGAACCATTTGTAATTTTTATAGGAACGTAAATCATTGCACCATCATCACCTAGTTCTAAATTTAATACTCCCATTTGATCTTCTATAATATCATATTCTACAATCTTGTTAAAATGATTATTTTCATTATCTGTCTTACTGTTTAAAAATCCTTCTTCCCATTCCATATTAGGACTTTCACCTTGAGCATCTCTCATTGCAAAATTTGAAGGAATTACATTATCTTTAAAGAAGTCTTGTAATTGATCATTAACAATACTAGTAGTTTCAAATTTAGATCCAAAATTAGTAATAACTGCAGCTTCAAAAGATATTGGAGTTCCACTAAAGTGTGAAGCAAACTCTTTATCTAAATATGATTTATCTTCGTTTAATTGCTTAATAAACATTTCTACTCCCATATTAAAAGACTGTTGCTGATTGTTATTATCATATCTATATCCATCATCTACTCCTGCCCATGTATATTCTCCTGTACCTCTTTGATAAGTTCCACTAACTGTATGTCCTTGCTTTTGTTTAACCTTAGCTATACCTTGGATTAAATCATGAATATTTTCATTTCTATTACCGGCAAATGCAAAGCTTTCAAATACATTTCCTTGATAAAATTCTTCCGGTAATTCCGTTAAATTAGATATTGATGAAGGCATATTATGTTTTTTAACAGCTTCTGGATCTTGTGCTGCAAGCCAATTATATCCATCTACAATATCTTGTCCTGTAATCTGTAAATCAGAATCTCCATGTCCCAGCTCTGTTTTTAATAATTGATCACCTCTAGCTTCTGCATATTCTGAATATGTTAAATTATTACCATATCCTTCAGAGTTAGGGAGAGAAAGACCTAAACCTGACGTAAGTTTGGCATTAGTTGCATCATACTTTTGAGCTTGAGAACTAAGTGTGTACATAGTACTATTAAATTTACCTATATCTAACTCATTATGTGCTGCAACATTAGTTAAATAACTCATTCCTTTCTGTCGTTTCTGCATTATACTATTTTCATAAGCTAAATACGCATCATCAAGACGTGCTAAGTATGTAGCTTGATCTTCAATAACATTTCCTTTACCATCTTCTAAAGGTTGTAACGTATTTATAGTATTTCTCCATGGAATATAATCTAGCTTTTTAGTATTAGCTTGTATAGTTGCAGTTCTCCAGCCATCAACTAACGCTTCTGTATTTTGAATAATTTCAGTATTAGTCATTTCTTCAAGATTTAACCCTTGTCCTCCTGATCCAAAAATTACATTACCATCATCATCTTTTTCAATTTTATCTGGATCTACATTAAGTTGACCACTGACTAAAGCAATATTACCTTTTATTAAATCAATTGTCTCTTTTTGATTATTTACAGCATCTTCATAACTTGTACTTTCTGGTTTTATTTGGACTAATGTATTATATGATAAATTATCATCATCAACTTTTGTTTTCTTAGCACTTTCTGTTTTAGCTTTTGCATTTATTTTATACATTTCATCGTATGATATAGTTTGACCATATGAACTTTCTCTAACTCCTCCAAATGCACCTATTGCTAATTGAGTTTCTCTATTTATAGAATCTTGATACATTAGATTTTGTAATGTATTTAAAGGTCCATTTGTTTCTAACATCGACTCCCCCTGTTCATTAATAAGGTCTTCTTCTTTTAGATCTCCTGATGCAAATAATTTATTAATATGTTCCATAGCACCTTCATCACCAAGATGATAAGTATTTATATCTACCTCTTGAGCTAAAGATGCTGAAACATCAGGATCAGCCATTACATCATTAACAACCATTTGTATTATATTAGAAGGAAGTTCTACTGTTTTACTCTTAGTTGTAACCCAATACTTAGGTTCTCCCCTAGCATTTGTAGTACTAGTAACTTCCATATTTTCATTATAAGGAATAGAAGTACCTAAATTTTGACGAATAAAAGGTTCAATTTCTTTTAGTCTTTCATTAATCTTTTCTGTAATATCTACATCATGATAAAATTCTTTACCGGAATATACAGAGTTATTTACTAAAGATCCATCTTCTCCATATTGAATACCTTGATACATAGCATCTGATTGAGCTGCTCTACCTTGATATGTATTTGCATTAATATTACCTTTTTCATAAGCGTCTTTTAGTCTTGTTAAATATTCATTTCTATTTGTAACGCTTTGTTGTATAGGAGAATAGTCTTTAACAAATTGATTAGCACCTTTATTTATTGCTATTCCTAAAGTTTCATAATCTCCACGAGACGACCAACCATCTAGCATTCCTGTGTATTCTTCAGAAAGTCTATTTTTTATGTGTTGATCTTTTTCTAAAGCTTGCATATTACTCACAGAGTTTGAAAACTCATCAGCTGCACTATACCCTTCGATATACTGATTTCTTGCTAATTTAGCTAATTCTACTGTCCCTAAATCTTTATAGGTTGAAATTGGTTTTGGTATGTCTATTCTTGCCATATTTTATGTATTAATAATATTTACTTGCTTGTCTGCTATAAGTTTTTGTATAATTAGCTATGTCTTCTTGAGAACATTCTTCACAAAACACAGCTCCATCTGGAGTATATAAAGTTCTACCTAAATGTCTTCTTAATAACATACGATCTGTAGTACCCTCTATATCATAACCTCGAGCTCTATACATATCTCCTTTATAAGCTAGCATATCACTAAACATAGATCCTACGCCTTGTGCTGCAGATATAACTCCTGCATATTTCATATACTCTTCGTCATCTTTAATTTTATTTCTAGCCGCAGTATTAATTGCATTTACTTCATTAAGACGTTGCGCTTCAGACATTTGCATTTGAGCGTTACCTAAAGCTGCTTCTTGTTCCATTTTTACATTATGTAAATTTGTTTGATTTTCAATAGCAACATTTTGATTTTCTATACCTATATTAGCTTGCTTTTCTGCAGCTGCAATTTGCATATCACCTTCATGTTTTTTACCCCAAGCAGCCATTCTATTAACCATACTTGCAGGACCTAATCCTGCAGTATCTATATATTGATTCATCTCCCTAAGACGTGCATCATTAGCTGATCTTTGTTGATTCATATTAATATGACTTAGCTTTTTAGCTCTAAGCCTTCCTGGTACTATAGGACTTGTAACTCCAGATTCAAATGGAACTTGTTCAGGAGCAGGTTGTTTATGAGTCATTGCATATATAGCAGGAATAGTTTGAGCTAATCCTGAAGCAATAGCTAGTCCTGGAACTGTTCGGTCCTCAAATCCAAACAATCTTTTTTTTGTCTCTCCCTCTTTGTCTAACTCTTCTTTTTTCTTTTCTTCCATAGCTTCTTCAAAAGTCTTAGTAGATTTACTTGGATCCTCTATAATCATATTATCACTAGGAGGTGTAAATGTACCTGTAGTAACAAATCCTTTATTCTCTATTGCATCTCTTATTTCGCCTAAAGCATTCTCATGTTGTTCTCCCCAATGTGTAACATTTTTCCAATTATAAGATTCATCTACTAATCTTTCATGATCTGCTCTAAATTCATCATGACTACTATATCCTAAATCATTTAACTCTTTTTCTGTAGGTTGAGTATAATCTCCGTAGTTTTTCATTTCTGAATATACAGGATTAATATCTCCTTGTGAATATTTAAAAGGAATTTTTTCTAGTAAACCTTTTTCAACTAAATCTTTTCTTACATCTTTTGAAAACTTTTTTGTTTCTTCTCCATCTTCGATATTAACAAGTTTACCTTTTACAGTTTTAGTTCCAGAAACAAACTTATTATCCTTAAATATTCCTATAGATACACCAAGGTCTTCTCCATAATCTCGAGTTCCAGAAACAAGTTCAGGATGACCTGTATTATCTATTGTAAATTCCCCTTCATCAGAATAAATCCATGGCACAAACGGCATACCGTCTGCTAAAGAAGCATCTATATCATTCCATGTAAACTTTCCTTGACCTACAGGTTTACCATCTTTAAATTCTCCTTCATACATACCAATAACTATTCCATCTTCTATTCCTGCATCGTTTTCATCTGGATTCTCTTTATAATAAGTATACATAACTCCTGTACCATCTTGACAATTACCAGATTGGCAAATAGTATAGCCATCCCCAAAATCTGCTCTATATCCATATGCTCCTGGAAGATCTTGTCTAAGTCCTATAGTTTCTACTGGACCGCTATCTACTTCTTCTTCAACAGAGTCACTCGTCCAAGGTAATATGTTACTATAATAACCTTCTAATACTTTAAGAGCAGCTTCTTCTTCAAATGGATTTTCTTTGTTCCATTTTCTAAATGAAAGAGTTCCTCCTTGTTCTGTGTAGATTCTATGTAACTCTTTTTGAAATTGTTTTATTTCTTTTTTAGGTCGTTTTTTTTCTCCTCCTTCTTGGTATTGCATTACTCCTCCTAATTTAGCTATTTTATTAGGACTTCTTTTAGCAGCTTTTTCTTGCATAGCAGCTAAATAATTAATTTCTTTTTGACTTCCTCCTTTTGCAAGTATTTCTTTATGCATATCAGCATAAGATTGACCACCTTTTTTTAAATACGAAGAAAAGAAATAATCTTTTTTACCTCCTTTTTTCATAATTACTTTGTCCATTGTTTCTCCATCTTCAACTTCTGTTTGTGCATCCATCAAAATACCTCCTTGATTATGAGTTTGTCCTATAAACTCTACTGCGTCTGATCCTGGTATTTGCTGCATAACACCTCCAGGAAGTTGTTTACCTCCCATTTGAAATTGGTTCATTTGATTATATATTCCACCTTTTTGTTTTTGTTCTTGCATTTTATTTGTTTTATTTAATCGTTTTTGTCCTTCTTCGCTCTCCCAATATTCATCATGCGCTTCTCCAGAACTTAAATAATTTTTATAACTTTTATAATTAAACTCATCAGCTGCTTTATTAAAATAGTCTCCAGTACCATCTGGATCTGCAGCAGTATTATAATAACGAGTCCAATAATCTCCTATACCTTCATTATTTCTATCTCCAGTAGCCCTAACACTTGTAGGAGCTGGATCTGGATCAAGCATATAATATAATCTAGCAGCTAAAACATTAGCTAAAGGATTAGACCTAACTTCATCTAGAGTCATAGTTTCAAAGTCTACTCCAAACTTATCTTTTACTTGTTGTAACTTTTTTTTATTTTTAGGATGAGATTTAAAATCTCTAATAGCATCATATGCAGGTGGCATTATTTGCATATAATTTTGACCTGCTCTAGGATTCCATCCTCCAGTAGATTCTGCTATAGCTGTATATGTTAATAAATCTTTACCTCCATAAACTGCATCAACTTGATTAATAGCATTAATTAAATCAGGATGTAAATCTCTATGTTGAATACCTTTATGTGTAAATTTACCACCATTTTGATATTTTTTTCTAAACATAATTTTTATTTTTTAAAAGTTATAGCCATATCTTGGCATTTCCATCATCATTCCTCCATGTTTATACATTACATTTCTACCAAGGTTTTGACCAGATACTGTTTTCTGTGCTAAATTACCTGCTCTAACACCACTCATATGACTACCATATAAACTACCTACTCTTTTGTTTAAATCTCTAATTCCTGTATTTCTTCTAACTCTTGCTTCTCCTTCAGCTTCAGTTTGAGCTTTCTTTGCTTTTTTAGTTCCAAAATATTGCTTACCTGCTCCAATTACTGCTCCAATACCTGCACCAATTGCTGTACCAGGACCAGGAAAGAAAGATCCAATAGTAGCTCCAGTACCAGCAGATTGTAATATTTGGCCTGAATATTCCCCAACATTAGATTTAGTAGGATCATCATCATCAGATAGTGCACTTATACCTCGACCTGCTAAATTAGCTATTGTTCCTATACCTGCCCCAGATGTAGCAAAACTTTTTAATCCAGTTCCAACAGCACTCCCTGTCTTCATTACTTCTCCTGCAGCATTTACAACCTGCCCTGCCTCATTAACTGTACCTCCAATATCTGCTGCTATTTTTGCAGCTTCAATTCCTGCTTGAGCTTGTTGCGCGGTTTGAACTCCAAGTTGTGTTCCTTCAGCAGCTTGACCTGCAAGATTAGCTGCCTTTGTATATTTAGCGGCAGTTTGAGCTGCTTTTACAGCTGAACCCAATCCACCACCTTGATTAGGATAAAGATTCTGTCCAATTGTTTGTGCAGTTCTACCTGCTATTCCTTCTAATGCACTTGTTTGTTGTTGAGATTGTTGTTCTGCTTTCATAGCTTCTACTTCAGCTTGTTGCTGATCTATAGACTCTTGGTGTCTTGTTTGGCTTATAAGGCCTTGAGCATTTTCTCCCAATGTTGATGTAGATTGTTGTAATCCTTGTAGTCTAGCTTGCTGAATAGCTGGGTCTGTTTCTTGTCCTACAATTGTAGAGCTAACTCCTAATTGAGGACCTCCCTGTCCTGCAGCTGATACAGTATTATCATACATTCCACCAGTCTCTCTACGACTAGGACTTCCTGCAGAATAATAACCTAATCCTGCTCCAACTTGTCCATATGCAATTGGCCTTGTGTTTTGCATCGCATTAACACCAGCTTGTTGATACATTTTAGGTCCTCCATACTTATATTGCATGACACCGCCTAATTTTTTAGTATTTTGTCTAGGAACCGTTCCTTTAACAGGAGGGAATCCTAATACTTTAGTTCCGTCACTTTTTATATAATATACTCCTATTGAAACTTTATTTTCTCCGAGTCCTGTTTTAGTAGTATTTATTAATTTTCCACCAACTTGTTTATAATTTTTTGGTATTCCATTTGTAACGTTTATTAAGTTACTGAAATCATTGTCTTTTTGTCCAGCTGTTTGATATAATTTTTTATTCATGTTATTTGTATATTTTACGTACTACTGCCGCAGCAGTGTACAAATTTAGTAAATTATTTTGACTATTGTCACAGATTAAACGAATTCCTTGCCATTTATCTATAAATTTTCTTTGTGTGTTCCATGTTTTAGTAATATCTATATAAGATGTGTTTAGAATTTCACTCATTCCATCAACAGTAAACATAGAGTCTATAGAAGAAGTTGTTACAGTTCCTATATTAGCTCCTCCTATAATGTTGGTTCCAGCAGCAGTATAATAAGCACTTGTATTTACTCCTGCTGTTCCTGCTTGATTTACTAATGCAGCCATATCTCTAAAATTATGCACCTTCCAACTATTACCTACACGTCTAGTATTAATTAAATATTCTAAAACAGTTTGTCCAGATATTTGCATAGTATTATAAATAAAGAAAGATGTAAACCCATGTTCTAATACACTAATATTATTAGTATTAAATGTTTCTAATGTATAATTAAAACTACTTAGTAAAGTATCTTCTTCTCTATATTCATTATGTATATATTCAATTTCAAAAGGATAAAGAACAGTATAAAAAGTACCTTTAGTATCTGAATCATGTCTATAAATATCTCCTATACTAGTACCAATAGCAATACTACCACTATCTGGAATAGAATAAAAATTATCAGATGTATTAAAATAGATATATGGAGTATAATCATGAAATCCACACCACATATTAAATTCTGGATAATACGATATAGTCCAATCTGCTTTTGTAAACCAGTTAGTTTCATCCCATGCTAAAATATTATAAGTATATGTTTGAGGAGTACCAGGAGGAGCGGCTCCCATATCATCTACAGTTACTTTTACGTAATGTCCCATATCACAACTATAATATATTTCCCCTCCATTCCAAGGAGCTGCCGTATTACTAGTTATATAATCTATATATTTATTATAACCGGTTATAAAATCTTCTGTAGGTACAAGATCTTTTTTAGTTAATATAATTCTTTTAAATTTAGGATCATATATTGAAGTAAGTCCTAATCCTATTAAAGGATTATCAAATACTTCAGAAATACAAGGTGTATTATATCCAAAATTTTCTAAAGCAAAAGGTAAATTAGCTTTAAACCAATTTTCTAAACCTGCAATACCAATATCAATTAGTTTATCTTTCATTAAAAATACTTTTCTAGAATTTACATCTACAAAAAAGTATCCTTGAGGACAAGTTAACGCTGCCCATTGAGATTGTGTTCCTCCATACCCTTTATCTGCTTGTAAAATTTCATCAGGTTCTTGTGCAAATATATCCCCGCTTCCTACAAAAGCCTCACTACCATCTTTCATTTGCATTTGTTGTTTACCTTTTGTAACATACAAACTTTCTTCCATATGAAAATATAACAGATTATTAAATGTAGATAGTTTCCAAAGTTCTCCTCTATTTTTTGGTAAGTCTTTAAATTGATTTGCTAAAAATATTCTATAGTTATCTGTTAAACTAGTTGTATCTCTCTTAGCACTTCTATGTGCTCTTGTAGGAAAATTAGTTTGTTCAACCTCCGTTAAAGGTAATGGAAAAGCAGGCCTTAAATCATTTTCAGCTGAAAAACTATCATCATAATTTAAATTATCTTGATGTGTAAAATCTTTATCTCCTTCTGCACCTAATACTCGTTTTGCTATTGATCCTGGAAAATATAAATCAGAATCATTTTCTGAATGTCTGAAATTAATATTATCTACGCTTTCTACGATTTGATAGTTTATTACTCTTACTGGTCTACTATCCTTATCTACATTATTATGATTTATAGAAGATCTATATCCATATCTACATATGTATGTGTCTCCTCCAAATATTCCTTCAGGATGAATAGAGCTAGTTTTAAAATCTCCTATAGTACTTCCGGTATCATCATCAAATATAAAGTTGTCCATATCATCTCCTAATACTTCAAATCCTGTCCACACTAATTCTTGATTATCTATAGACTTATACATATCAGTTTTAAATGCATGTAAATTAACCATCATTTGTTGACTTCTTCGCTGGTTTTCTGTAAAAGCATGCGCGTTTCCATAATTAACATAAGGATCAGCTTGTATTAATTGAGAATTTACTAGTATAGATGGAGTATTAGCATGGTATCTTGCGTAAGTAGCAAATGCACCGGTAGACAGTCCACTACCACCCATTGTTCCTCCTCTGTTTGAAATTAAATCATCAGCCCTAAATTCATGTTTATCTTCTAATGAAAATATTAAAGAACTTTCTCCAAATTCATTAGCTATTTTACCTCCAAATCCTAGAGCTGTTGCTTGAAATATACTATCTCCTGGAATATATGATATTGCTTTTTGTCCAATAAGTCTTGGAGCTGCACGTCTATCTCGTATTTCATTTGTAGCTGGATCACCATAAGCTAAAGAATTTGAAGCTTTATACCAACATCCTGCAAATATAGCAGATACAATCTCTTTACTGTGGCAATTAAAAGCAGTGTCCCACCCCCAAAACTGTTCTATCTTTCTTATAGGTTCACTAAGACCACCACTATCATCTAAAACAATTTTAGATAACATTTTTTTAGGTTGATTAGAAGTAGGTCCATTCCATACAAAATTTTGTACATAGTATTCTGGTTTTATATGTGTCGCTCCTGCTAAAGTGTTTTGAGTTCTAAGTAAATTAAAATCATTAAAAGAAAACGATTTATATCCTCTTTCATCCACTCTAGTAGACCAAACATCAGTAGTTACATTATAAGAATACATTATAGGATATGTAGGAAAATCCCATCGTGATTCTGCATAAGGACTTTTACTATAAATGAGTTCACGTAAACTAAGAGCACTAGACATTATTTCTTGTGCATCTATATTCACAAAACTTTCTGAGCATTGACCTAAAACTGTATGCTCTTGTATCATAGGAGTCATAACACCTTGCCCTAATATTCTTTTATCTTCATGCTTTCTTTTAGCTCTGTATATTCTAAATCCTTGTACTTTATCTGCAATAGCTTGTGGTATTTTCACATCATCTAATTCAAATCCTAATGCTTTTACATTATGTGATAGTTTAACATCATTTAAATCATTAGCCTGTAGCATATTTTGTGCAGTATATACTTCAAAAGCAATATTACCTCCTTGAAGACCCTGACATCTAACCCAATACCCACAATCAGAAGTTCCTGATCCTCCGTTAGGTTCGTCTGTTGTTTGTATTGCTTCTAAATAAATTCTATCTCCCATATCTAAAGTTTGTACAGGACAGTCTGTAAAAGCTCTAGATACATTTACATCGCTTCCATTACCTGGAGTATTTAAAGACCATATTTGTTCATTAATTATTGTCTTTGTCCCAGTACTTGTTTCTTTTACTAAGCGTACTCTTCCAAAATGCCCTTCATTACCATCACATGATATCCATGTATTCCATGAAACTCTAACATCCATTGGTTGATCTGCTACAAAGTATCTTTGATTTTTCCATAATACATCGTGTATATTAGGGAATGGAACAGGAAAAGCAGGAGTAGCATAAATAATATCTGTACCAAGAACCCCTTGACCAAATCTAACTGTTTTCCATATATCGCATCCTAAGTTATGTGTAGCTGAAGAACCTAAAATACTACCATTAACCCAATTAGGATCATTATAAAGTACTGAAAAATCTTGTACACCACTAGTCCCATCATCTGAATCCCAAGGCTCTGCACCAAAATCAATACCTTTAGATATAACAACCTCTGTATCATTTGTAAGATCTCCTGTAAAATTAGCATGGATAGTTTTGTAATCTGGATTTCCATTTGATGGAAAATGATGATGTCTAACAGGTTTACCTTTTATATCAGCTAATTGAGTTATATCATCCCATACTTCAAAATTATCTGTATTTGGATACTTTTCTGTAGCGTTCTCCCAGTAATTCATATTTCTACTAAGTAGTGTTCCTGTAATTAAATTAGCACCTATAGCAATATCACTAAAATCATGTAAATGAAATTTCTTAATAATTGTAGGATTTAAGTCTTTAAACTCTTTAAACCATCCGTTATCTTCTAAAGGGAGTATATCACCAACACTACCACTTTTTTGCATACTCTCTCTCCCAGGTATATGATAAGCATATGACATACTTCCATCATTCAGAATAAATGCAATATAAAAAGCATATACTTCATCTCTCATATATCCTTTATATTTAAATATATTAGGAGTATATCTATATGATTTACTATGATCTACTTCTACATCTATTTCACTACCAGCAGCACCCATTTGATCTACTGGATAAGAATTAAATCCAGTTTCTAAATTATCGACTGTTAATACATTTACATCAAAATCTTCAAATGTTTTTGTAACAGCATTTAATTTTATATTATTAGCATATTTTTGATATCCTAAATCTTCTATACCTGTTGTATTTCCTATATATAATACTCCATCTAATTGATTAATTGTTTTAGCTGTTTCATAAGAAATTGTATCTATGATAACATCTTCTAAAGAAGTCTTAGTAAATCCTTCTATACCACTAAATACTACTTCTAATGTAGATGCAGCTGAAATATCCATATCATTTAATCTATAGGCATCAACAGCTGCTCCCATCTTCCTAATAACAACAGGCCGTATAAATTTATAATCATTATTTAAATTAGTAACTTGCCAAGTAATAGATTTAGATGTTTGACTAGCTTCTGGAGCTCCATCTTTTTTAGTAGTAGGTCTAGTATGATCTCCTTCATCTACAATAGATACAGGATTAGCCATTGTTAAAAAATTAGTAGCTGTATAAGAATCATCAACATAAGCTAAAGATAAATAATAAACTCCTGTTAATAATCCTCCGCCTTCTTTAGTTGCAAGTTGAAGTGTATCTCCTAATAGTGTTATTTCTAATAAATCTATATGTGGAACTGGTCCAGAATTTGGAAAAAGATTTAATAGATCTATATGATTAGCATGAGAAGTAGTAGGATTTATATTATATATAAGAGCAGGATTACCTGCTAATTGTAAAGTTACATTAATTACTCTAGGTGGATTTAAATCATCTGTCCAATATACAAGCAATTCGCCTTTAGGATTAACATTGAAAGTACCCTCAATAGGATTATTTTGATTAAATTTTAAATCTACTCTATCTCCATGTAGTAAAACATTAGGATTATATATGTGTTGAAAAACATCAGCCTCCCATTTACCTATAACTGAATTTCCTGAAACATCTAGATAAAATATAATTGCTTTATCATTAGTAACTTCTACTATACCTACGATAACATCTAAATTAGGAATTCTAGCTGAAAATTCATTTCCATTTTCATTAGATAAAGATCCTTTTTTTTCATTAAGAATAGTATTCCTAGCATATCTCCAAGTTCCTTCTGGTTGATCGATATGTGCGGTATCTTTAAATAGTCCTTTTAAAAATCTTTTTTGTGGTTGTTGTTTTGCCATTAATTTCTATATAAATCTTCTCTTGTATTCATTTGTTCAAATCCTAAATCATGTCTATTTAAACTAGGTATAAGTCTAACCCATTGATTCATAAATGATTCATACCTATCTATATCTGGGTAATTTGCTGCGTTTCTTGCTTGTGTGCAATAATACTTCCATTGTTGTTCTGCAAAATCATATTTAATTCCATTAACTTTAAATGTTGGATTAAATAATAAAATCTTTTTATATATATACCAAAACATTGCTTCTTTAAAACTGACATCATCTGGTACTAAAGGATAACAATCTTCATCAGTTGGAAATGCCATATAACTTAAACATATTTTTCCACTTACAAATGATGTTTTTATATACCCATCGTCTATAATATAAGTATCTTCATAGCTAGCACTTTCATTAACACATCCTTCACAGTGCATACTTCTATGAAAATTACTTGCTCCATATTGCAAAGGTTGTAATCTATTACCATCTGAAAAATAAACATTTTCTAATATTACAATTCTACTGTTTATTTCATGTAAGACTGAAGCGGTATCAGAGTACTCTAAACTATTAGCTTGAGCATCTACAATAGCAGCTTTTAACTCTTTTACTTTAGTAGTTAAAGTATCTAATTCAGAAGATGCTGTAGGAGATACAGAATTATTAATAGCTACTTGATTAATGTAATATAAATCTGCAGGTAACAAAACTTTATGATTATCAACTGTTAAAATACATTGTTTTTTTACTAATTGAGATGCAGATCCTATATGCTCTAAAGCTTCACCTATCCATTCAATTGCATCATCAATCCAATTATCATCAGACGGTTTAAGATCTCTAAAGATCTTTCTTATTATTTCTTTACTTGATATTGTTTTATATACTGCCATATTATTATTTTATATTTCTTCATATTAATATTTTTTAAACTTCAAATAAGCTAAATCATCTTCCTTTAAAAGATTAATTAACTTTTCTTTATTTCCCTTTAAGCCTCTAGTAGCGTCAAATCTATACACTGATTTATTTGTTATTTTGCATTTACCTTTCCTCCAATAATATTTGCAATAAAACTCATCAGTGTGATAGATATGCCACTTTACTCCTGAACCTGTTTCCGAGTTATATAGTTTTTGACCTTCTTCTAGGAGTTCTTTTTTATATTTGTTACTTTCACCCCAATCTAATCTTGGTGATCTTGGATCTCTATCTCGTCTTATAATAGATAGTGTTGATAAATTATTCCCCATATTGAATTCTTTACCATCAAGTATATAATCCATAATCATTATATTAAATTCTTCACATATATCTCTAAATATAAGTTTATCTATTTCTCCGTATTCTTCTACGTAGTTAGCATATATATTTTTAAGAGTATGATTCATATTTACTGTTGTTGTTCTTTATTAGGTTTTGTTTGAGGAGTTGCTCCTCTCATATCTTGCATTCTATCATTCTCAACATCAGAAAAAGTACCTGCAAGTAATCTTAACTCTCCTGATAATACTCCATTGTTAATTAATTGTAGCATATCCATAGGAATAGGAAAATCTGTACTAGAATCATCATAACACTTCTCTCCCCCACAATTTGTAAACTTTTCTATTTCTCTAGGATCTTCAAATACACCCCTAACATTTATCATTTCTAATCCATTTGCATTATAAATATATAAATAGTCTTGAATCATATAAGCTTTATAATTTTTATTTGTATATTTATCATAAGGTAACCATTGAATAGTATTTGAATTTACTATAGGTATAGTTCCTGTTCCAGTAATATCTCCTACGTGTGTTAACGCTTCTTTAAAATTATATCTTATTGTTTTAGGAATAGACCTTATTGTTCTATACACAGAGCATGTTGAAGGTAATTGACAACATCTACTTGCATCTACTTTTTTCAATTCTAAACATCCTAAATCTTGTTCTATATGTCTACTAGTAAATCCATTCTTTGCAAAATCTCTTCTAATAAACATAGCTCTATAATGTTTAATATTAAATTTAATTTGATCTAAAGATATAGACTCTTCTTGATGGGATTTACCTCCTCTAACTAGATTTAATAAATTATATGCTATTTCGTCTAATGTCATTTTAATTAATATGTGTTAGTATTGTTTCCATTATTTCTAGGTTTAGTTTTTATTATTACATCTAGTGTGTTATCAGTTTTAATATATAAACTGTGTTTTACATTATTATACTCTATACAAATATCACTACCTTCTAAATGCAATGTTACTCCTTTAGGAATTATAAGATTTTTAAATAAATAATATGATTCTTGTGTGCGAGTTTCATTGTCATAATCATGTCCACTATCAGGCATAAAATTACCATATGTTCTGTATAAATATAAATCTATAGTACAATCGTTAGTATTATCAGTATTACATAAAACTATACTTGATATAACACTGCTTGATAAATCTGTTTTATTTATCAATGGTTCACCAGTAGTTGTAGTTATATTTTTATATGTATATATCATTTATTATTATTTACTTGTTACTTAAAATTCTATTTCTAACGTACTGCTAAAGTAAGTTGTTTTGTTTTCTTCACATTTAATACCAGTAACAACAATATCTCCAGCTGCAACAC